GTACGCTTAAGCAGAGAGAAAACTTCATCCTTCTTTAGATTGCCTTTGATATAGCCCTTCGCACGAGCATCTTCCTCTGTGATATCCGCGAAGATAGATTTAATTCTGGAGAACGGAGTGTGGTGTACAGATTTCATAACCTTCTGAACCCAACCCATATCCCTTTGGATAAACTGAGGGGTGTTAGTAACATTCTTAGCATCAGGGAACAGGTAATCGATGTTTTCGATACCATGAGCGAGAACAGCATCTCTAAGACTACCGTAACGCTTAACATTGGAGAAGATGGCCTCCATATCGGAATGGCTCAGAACATCCTTCTGAGTGGTATCTTCTTTATCAAACACGTTGTGTTTCATAACTTTATTTCCTCCTTTAGAATCATCATCATCGTCGTCATCTTCGGACCCTGCTTCCTCAAGAGCTTGTCCGATCATGGCATAGACTACCGTTTTCTGTTTCTCAGTAAGAGTTTCGAATACGTCGGCAACGGTTTCTTCAGTGTCTTTTTTTTCATCGGGCTTCTTTTCGTCCACGGGTTTGTCCTCCTTTTTCTCATCGGAATGATATAGAGAAATGTTTTTACCAGTATAAATAATGGCTTCCTCATCAGACTCTTCACCATGAATCATGACAGAATCAATAAATGCCCCGGGATTTGCACCGGCTAAAACAAGACTCACTTCGCGAATAGCTCCGTGAAGAACATGGGAACCATTCTGTTTTAATTGATTAGCGTATATGCTTAAAGCAGATACGTCGCCGTGTTCAACGAGAAGTTTTGCATTTTTTCCTGATTCTGTTTCGTTGAACTTACAATAAGCATAAACTCCCTCTTCACGATTCTCAAGCAGAGCATGCCCAAGAACGTTAAGAGGATCGTTGTGCTGGTGATTCCATACAAGAGGAACCGTCTGCCCGTCGTTATGCTTAAATGCGTCTTTCATGATAGTTCTTCCGTCAGAGCATTTAAAATTGTTACGGGTAGCCCAGCCGCCGAAATCAAATGTCTTCATTTTGAATTTTCCTCCTTTGATTTATTAATTGCTTTCGATCTTTTCTCCAGTCGCATCATTTGATGGGTAGATTTGATCATCCTTAGGTTGACTTAGATTCTTATTCCTGAGTTCGTCTGCTTTCGGGTCATCCGACGGCTTCATTCCAACGATCTGTCTGATTTCGTTCGACGTCATTATCTCGTTTCGAGTAAACTTGTCAGCAATTTCAGAAATTTCGTTAACTGGAACAAGCTTGAACGGATCTCTGAAGAATGAAATCGACTGCAATTGTGACCGAGCGGTTTTGGTTAGAAACTTTCGTTTCATTTCATCAACGATAGCCGAGAGAATAGGTTCAATTGTTCGGTTGTAATAATTGAGCATTGTTTTATCGTCAGCAGTTCCATCTAATATACTCTGAGTGATTCCTAACTGGCTGTATAGCATACTCGTTAGATATTCAATCTGTTTCATTAGATTATTTTCGACTGAACGATTCAACTGGGTAATACGCTCGGTACCATCTGTATAGGCGATGCCATATTTAGAACCTGCCAATTGATTTTCTATATCTTTACGCCGATTTTCGGCTTGTTGACGCCTTGCCTCTGTTTTAATTACATATGGTAGTTGAATAATCAAATCCAACTTACCAGAACTACTTTGTTCGTCTACAACATCCAAAAGGTTAAGTTTACGAATAAGTCGCTGCATAGTTGAATTTGGTTCGTTAATAACCGCGTATAGAGGGTTTTCTACAATACCAACTGTATTCTTCGGTACCACAATATCCTCTTTGCGACCCGTTTTCTCATTATAAACACGAACCTTCACATGGCTTGGATACCATTCCAAAATTTGTCCGGTTCGCATCGATAGAATATCATAAGAACCAGTAATTTCGGGATTAAAGGTTGTGTCAACTGGAACAATAGCCACACTTCCTTCATCCAACATTGACATAACTATGTCCTGAATAAAGGCTCTTCCGGTTTGATCAAGGTTAGCTTCAACGGTGAGACAGTTGTTTAACCCCGAATCGATGACGGATAGGAAACGATTATTTTCGTCAAGTCTTACATGCTGAATGCTAACTGAAGAAGCGTCTAAACCAATCCGATTGTATACTGAAGTTACTATCGAACGCTCATTTCCGCGTGTTAGTCTCGGTCTATCCGGACGATAAGTATAGCTAGTTCCAACATTTTTGTAATAATCGGTGGGGTCTTTGTTAAAAAAAGCATTCCATGCATGTTTTAATCTGGAAGTAAATGAATTCTCCATTTTGAATTACCGCCCTCCCCCCTTTTTTGTTTAGACCTTATCGACTACGGTTTTTCTGTATGCCACTTTCCCTGACTCATAGATCCCATTTTTTAGTTGGTT